CGCTGACTAAAAGTCAGATCCTCGGATGAAATCTAGCGGGGGTCAAAATTGAATAAGTATTCACCCGCTAAAGGGGTCAATATTCCATGCCGAAACACAGAAATGGGCAAAAGCCAATATTGGCTGCCCATTTTCTCTGCCTGGTTGAGATCGTTAAACCCTCAAAAGTCTGTATGGATCGATTAGTCGTCGAGCCGTTGGGATCTCAGTATGAATGGTGCCCGTAATATCGGATTCACGATTTTCAAACATGCTGGCCATTGTGAGCAATGCCGCCGCGTCAAATGCAAACTCAGCGCCCGCTGGCACCTCTTTGCGCTTAGTATATGTCATCGTCCAATCGACTGCCGCCGCTAGATAAAGCTCGATTTCTTGATCTTCATCATCGTGCGACACCCGCAAGTGCTTCTTAGCAAGTTCAAGTGTCACCGCCACGGCGCTTACCCTTTAAATCGGCAATAGGCTCGGCCCAATTTTCGGACAGTGCAACCTTGGCCATACGTCCCGTGACAGTTTCGCCAACCTCGTATTCGCAAGGATAAACTTCGCCTTCTGGGACGCCTTTAAAACTTTTAGTAACTCGCGCTTCCATAAACGCCTCCGAAAAAACAGGGTGCCCGAAGGCACCCCAAAGTCGTTAAGCGGCTGCGATTTTGTGATAGCGCAGAGCGGTTGGGTCGGTCACACCGCCACCAACACGCTTGGTGGTGTAGAACTGCACGAAAGGCTTGTTGCTGTAGGGATCACGCAAGATGCGAATACCCATGCGATCAATCACGAGATAGCCGCGCTGGAAATCACCAAAGACAACCGGAATACCATCAGCCGCAATGTCAGGCATCGCAGCAAGTTCAGTGACTGGGAAGCCAAGGATCGTTGCAGGCTGACCGCTCTGTATACCGGGCTGCCAGATGTAGTTACCCTGCCCATCCTTCAGTTTACGCACTTCGCCCTGAGTTTTGCGGTTCAGCGCAAAACGAGCATTGGGTGTGCGCTCGCTCGGCAGATCATAGACAAGGTCAATCAGGCCGTCAGTAGTCAAAGCAGCTGCCGCACCAGAGTTGATTGTTGGAATGGCACCCCAAGGATGCGAACCGGCAGCTGTGTAGTTCAACAGACCCTTCGGCTTATCTGTGCCGTTGCCTGAGATGAACGCCAGACCTTCCTGATAGGCAAATTCCGTTTCGACTTCACCGGCAAGCCAGCTTTCGAGATTGATTTCGGAATCATCTAGCAGCCGCTGAGTTGCCGCAGGGTTCGCATAAATCTCACCCGTATTGAACTTCACTTCTGCAAACTTTGCAGTCGTAGTTTCAGGACGCTCAGCCGTTTCACCAACCCAACCGGATGCAGTCGCGCGGTCGTTGTAGAGCTTTGAAAAGCCGTTACCACTGATCGTCTGAACCGTTGCAATCTGGCGCATCGGCGAAACAATCTTCAGCTTGTCGGTGATCGTGCGATCCCATTCTGTCGGAGCGGTATAGCCGCCTTCTTCTGGGACGCCGACGCTCATTCCGGCCTTCACGCCAGCAGCTGAAGCCGCTTCAAGACCAGATTCATCGCCCTTACGGAAGAAGCGATCAAACGCCTTTGCATATTCACCGCGGCCTTTTGCAGGTTCACCAGCGCCGCCCACCATGACAGCAGCGAGCTTGGAGTTCGCATCGTCGATAGCAGCTGTAAGATTGCTAATTTCAGCGTTGATACGATCAACTTTTTCAGCCTGCACGACGTCCTTGCGGACGTCAGCGAGTGCCTTGTTATGTTCGGCCTTGAATGCTTCAAAGGCCACGCCCTGCTGTTCTATCAGGGCAGTTACAGTATTGATGTCAGACATGGGGAACTCCTAACGCTGACGTTAATTTTGTAAGTGAAGCCGCGAGTGCGGCGTATTCAGACGGGGCAACGTCAACGTTGGAATTGGGCTCAACGGCATCATCGCGCGCGGCCTTCTTCATGTCTGAGATAGTTGTTTTGGCTTCTTTGGCGGACGCACCGGCAAGTCTCAAAGCGCGTTCGGTTTGCTTTTCAGCCCGAAGCGCGTTTGCCTTCGTGTTCGGCTCCGCCTTGATACGGTCAGCCGGTAGCAAAGCAGTAGCAAAACCAGCATCAATTGCCGCCTGACCGGAGAACCAAGTTTCTGCATCCATCATCGCAACAATGGATTCCATGTTGTTGCCAGTTCTGGCCACGTAAACAGATGCCATGTTGGCATCGAACTGCTCCATCGTAACGGCCATCTCGGCAAAGTCGCGGCGGTTACCTTGTGCAATGGTCCAACAGTTGTGGATCATGATCGAAGCTGAAGAACCGATTTCAATCTCGTCACCAGCCATCGCGATCACGCTTGCAGCACTTGCTGCAACGCCGAGCACCTTGACTTTGGCCGTCAGATTGTTGGCATCAGCGTGGTCGCGGATCTTGTTAAAGATCGCCACACCTTCGAACATATCGCCGCCTGGAGAATTGATATGAACTTCGAAGTCGCGACGTCCAATGGTTCGGAGGGCTGCATCTAGTCGCTTGAGCGTAAAGCCGCCCCCGGTCCAGAAGTCTTCACCGATCACGTCATAGATTGAGATGACGTTGTCGCCGATTGCATCTGCGGAGAGGATTGACGCGTCCCACTTCTCAAAGACAGCATCAGGCGTTCGTGCGCGAATGCCATCTCGCACCGGCACAGCAATTCTAGGTAGGTCCATGTTTGATTATTCCTGTGGCAAGTCTGCCGTGGATGGTTGGGAACCAACTGGCGCCATATTGAGTGGCTGGAGATATTCGTCGCCGCCCTCAATTGGGTTCATGTCTTCCAGCGCGCGGATGTCGTTTGACGAAAGCCAGCCCCACTGCTTGCCAGTGGCATAAGCGCCATATCGAGCGACTGTGTCACCCTTGAGCAGAGCAGCATGGTTGAACTTGGCGTAAAGATCGGTTTCTTTCTCATCGATCAGATCACGCCCAATGGCCTGCTCCCACATCGTGAGCCAGTCCTGCATGGTATAGGTGACGAAACCGATACCCATCTGCTCAATGCCGGTTCCCCAGCTCGATGCTTTGTCGTTCAATCCAATAAGGTGCAAGGGCACGCCGAAATACATTCCGATCTCAGCAAGAGATTGAACGCGGGTTTGAATGAACTGCGCATCCACTGACGTCATCGCGAGACGGTCGTATTCCATCCCCTCTTCAAGAATAAGGTCCCGGCCCTCCAGAGCGCCACCGGATCGGTAGTAATCCAGACTTTCACGAAGGGCGACAACGCCTTCCTCGCCCAGCGTTCCAGGGTGCTTGATGACCCCGCCAGCACGCGTACCATTCTTGAAAAGTGCGCCGGCATGATTTTCGGTGGCAATCGCAAGACCCATTGCCTCGCGTGCATAAGTGATCACCGGCAACCCGGTTACGCCATCCATCGTCAAGCCACGCAGATGAAACATGTCGCGCTGTTTGAGAATTGTCCGCACACCGGAAGGCAGCGTGACCGTGTAACTTATTGATAGATCGCGCTCTTGCTTGGCCTCAACGTTGTCAGCGTTGAGAGGGATGAGCTCAAGCACTTTTTTGCCCGACCGAACAATAAGCGCATATCCATTGCCGCGCAGCAGAACACTCGCCTGCATCATTCGCCTGAACTCGGCAGTTGTCTGCCACTTGTTCGGTCTGCGTCGCAATACCTGCCATAGATCATGATCTTCAGCATCAACACGCGCACCATTGATGCGTCGCTTTAGGTCAAGCGGCAGAGTAGCAATCCCGCCCGAAATCAGATTCACGCAGCGCCAAACGGCAGAAATCTTCATCGCCGCATCGGCAGTTACGTTCGCACTTGGCGTCTGTCCGGCCAGATATTCTTCCAGCGTCGAAGCCGCCATACTATTCCATGAAGGACCAACGAAAGCTGGATCTCTTCGCGGCGCAGATGGGACAGATGTGCCCGATCCACGCCACCAATCTCTCAAGCCCATGCGGCCCTCACAATATTAAAAGGCCACGGCCTTTACGGTATACGGATTCTTTTGGCGCGGCGGGAACACCGTCAAGCGCAGCGCCCACGGCCATTGCCAAAGCGACGGCAGCATCGATGCGAACCGAAGCTTTCGTTTTGACAAACCATCGGTTTTCTTGCGGGTCGTGATCGAACGTTGCGCCCATCAGCGCTGTCATCAACACCGGGTTTCGCCTCATGCGAATACGGCCATCGATGATCATATCTTCTAACGCCAGCACCGAGCCCGGCATCCACAAGCCTTGCGGCGGAGGCAGGCCTGCAGCTTTTGCAGCTTCGACCTTGGCGGGTTCAGGCTTAGCCCGGACTTTACCACCCTGCGGATGTGCAACATGATCGACTTCAATGCCGAGCGCATCCACCTCTTCGCGAAACTTGTCGTAAGCGTAGCGGTCGTAAGCGATGGTTTTGATTTCAAACTGCTGATCAAGCTGCTGGAGGCGAGCTGCAACGAAGTCATATCTGACACGCTTGCCTGGCGTGGCATTGAGCCAGCCTTGCTGCACCCATAGCTCATATGGCGCTTTGTCGGCCTGCGCTCTGGCTTGCAGCGTTTCCTGTGGCGTCCAAGCCTCAACCCACGCATCAAAGGTTGGAAGACTGACAGTAGCTCCGTCTTCGCGTTCCAACTCCATGAAGCCAGTAGGCACCACGCAGGCAAGAACAGTCATATCCTTGCTGCCCGAAAGGTCAACGCCCATGAAAACCGGCTTGTCAGCATGATCTTCTTCTGGGTCGAAGTCGTCCATGACGCTTTCAACAGTCTCGCGCGGCATCCATGCCTTGTCGGCGTCCGTCCAGCAGCAGAAGTGCAGACGCAGAATGCCGTTGAGCTTCCCCGGCATTTGTTTGGCCTGAGCAACTACGCCTGCAAGGTATTCATGCGTCAGAATCACGCCGAGAAGTGGATTAGCTTTCTTCCAGCAAGTCGGATCAGTCAGAGGGTCATCGCCCTTATCGAGCGCGCAAACCCATGCAAACGTTGTGTCGTCGATGATTTCACCGACGTAGTTAAACACCTCGTCCGGCGTTTGTGTCCCAGCTGCAACCCGAACTGCGTGCTCATGCTCTTCCCAGCAGATGCTGTTTTTGTCGCTGCCAGAGTTCGTAATCATCAGCAGCAATGGCTGGCGACGAAACTTGAAGCCGCGCTCGAGCATTTCCATCGTCGATCCATCGGGATGCTCGTGCACCTCATCGCAAAGCGCGAAGTGTGGTCTCGGACCAGAGCCAGATTTTCCCGAATCCTTTGAGATCGGACGGAAAAAAGACTGCGATTTGTGGTGCGCGATATTGAACTCGCGCCCAATACCACCGCTGAACTTCACACGCTGCATCAAAGCAGGTGCTGCCCGCGCCATTTTCACAGCATCCTGGAACAGAATTCCCGCCTGCTCTTTCTTGGCGGCAGCCGCATAAATCTGTGCGCCCGCTTCTTTGTCAGCGATCAATCCGAACAGGCCAACACCGCCAGCAAATGGGGATTTGCCGTTGCCCTTGCCTTCTTCGATGTACGCACGACGAAAACGACGAGAACCGTCTTCACGCTTCCAACCGAACAGCGAACCGAGCTTGAAGGCTTGTGAGGCATGTAGCTTAAAGGGCTTGCCTTCAAACTGGCCCTCTGAGAGTTTCAAGCGCTCTTCGAAGAAGCGAAACACACGGTCTGCTTCATCGTCGTCAAACCAGAGCCCGCGCTCATGGCCTGACGCCAAATCGTCAAAATGACGCTGGCAAGCGTTCCGAACGTGCGGCCCTGCAATCTCAGTGCCGTCAAGGACAGCATGCGCATAAGCGCTCACACGCTCCAGCGCAGGCATATCAGTCAAGCAAATCGTCCTTCTCGTCGCCGTCTTCGCCAGTCGCAACTTTCGATGCATCAGCAGGCGTTGCGCCCATCTGGCCAAGCATCTGACGAAGCAAGTTCATCGCCTGCACGCCAACTTCCTGCCCGGCCATGATGCGACCCTGAATATTGGCAGCCATACCGACCAGCGTGCGGTGTGACTGGTTCAGCCAAGGCAGCTCTTTTTCAAACAGCTTCCAGGCAGCCTTGGCTTTCAGCTCCGGCGTATCCTTCAACCATGCGGGAGGATTGCCGAGCGGGCCATCAGCTTTAGCGTCGGTGCGGTTTTTGAAGCGCTGTGGATTCTTCTTATCGCTTGCCTCGACTGCCGCCTTGGCACGAGGCGTTCTAGGCCTCGCCATGGCACAAATCCTTTACAGGGGTCATATTTTGAATTGTGGATGCGTGCGCGATGGACCCTCGCCGTTCCGGCGTTTTCGACCTTCGTCGACTTTTTGATCCACCCGGGGGTCAGACCGGCCATCCATCGGCCCCGAAGGTCACGATGTCCTGACCTCGCTCCAAGCGCTGCTTGGTTCGGTCGTGGCATGTCTTGCAAAGTGACTGGAGGTTACCTGCATCCCAGAAAAGGAACTCGTCGCCTTTATGAGCAATTCGATGATCACACACGGTCGCCGGTTCGACGTCGCCACCCTGTAAGCAGAACACGCACAGCGGTTGCTCGGTCAGCTGTCGCTCGCGCATTCGTTGCCAACGGGCAGTCTTGTATAGGCGGAGCCAGGTGCGGCTTCCGCCATCATGCGAACTAACCGCATGTTTTGGCGAGTATTTTATTGACACTTGCCGTTCCCTCCCTAACTAGATCATCATTCTTGATCGGTGAAAAAAAGGGACGGGACATGCGTAAGATTGGACTTTGCTTGATTGCCTTACTGGCGATCTCGGGCTGTACATCAACTGAAAAAGATCTCAGCATTGGAACTGTCGCTGGCGCAGCCATCGGCGGTATTGCTGGCGGTGGTGAAGGCGCACTTATTGGTGCAGGCGCTGGCGCAGTTGGTGGGTTGCTGGTGCGCAATCTCCGCAATGGCAATTGTCAATATCGCAATAGCAAGGGGCAGATTTACACTGCTCGTTGTCGATAACAAATGATCGGCGGGTCACGGCCCGCCTTTCTTTCTAATTTGGTTGCGGCAGGTCGGATTCGAACCGACGATCTTCTGGTTATGAGCCAGACGAGATGACCACTTCTCCACTCCGCATGATTTACTGCATATCTTTTGTCGGTGAACCCGAAGATGGCGTATTCAAAGACACCATATGTTCAAGTCTTGCCACGATGTGGATCAGGTGCGGTTTAATGCGCATCCAGCACTATTTCACTGCTATTGAAAATAAAAAACTTGATTAAATTATTCAGTCGCACCAAAAATACTCATGGTTATAAGTACACCGTATAATGGGGAACAAAATGTACCAGCATATTTTGATTGCAACTGACGGTTCTAATCTTTCACAAAAAGCTATTGAATACGGTCTTGGATTATCCAAGCATTCAAGAATGCAGGGTGACCATTATTACGGTAACAAAGCCGCATCCTAGGGGCGGTACAGAAGACTTATACGGCATTCCCATCATAGGACTTGGCGGCGTTCCTATCGAATATGCTCCAGGGGATCAACGCGCAAATGATTCAGATGCTGAACGCAATGATGACCAGAGAGCTGCGGATACAATACTCGAAAGGGCTCAATCTACGGCTGATGAAGCTGGCGTTGTCGTTAAAACCATTAGCGAAGTTGGCTCATCACCAGCGAAAGTAATTACAGATATTGCAAGAACTCTGAGTTGCGACTTAATCGTAATGGGTTCGCACGGACGATCTGGCTTCGAAAAACTGATGCTTGGAAGCCAAGCCAGCGAGACGTTACAGCAGAGCAAAGTACCAGTATTGATCTTAAAGCAATAAAGAAAGGTGGCGGGGAGCCCACTGAAATGAGCTCAACCCGCCGTATCCCGTCTGCCGGAGGAGAAACGGCGCCGGGGATTTGAAGACAAGCGTCATTGATCCCGCAAAGCATTCTAAGCGAAGATGGCTTGTCTTTTGATAGTTACCCCGCACTCAGAGGCTACACTTGATGCAGCATAGCGCAGGGTCCGTGGCCGGAAATGTTTTGGGGTCGCAATGTTTCCATCTCGACCCCTTCACATCTAAGAACCATAACTGGACCGGAAAGCGGCGTTTATGCTGCTATTTTTTGGATAATCGCAGAAAAATTATCGTTAGCTGCCAACAAGTACCTTTTCCCTCGCCTTTCAGCCGACCTCTTATGCCCACCAGGTGCCAGCGAGGACAGGTTCTTTGCCGTGAGGGATTTATCCATGATCGCTCTATCCCTCTCCGAAAGCGCGTCAATCGCCTGCGCCCATATTTCCCGATCGACCAGCGCGGTCGAAACGTCCTGCCATCCCATTGATCCCGATTCACCGGTTGTCGTTTTCTTCATCCCAAGAAAACTGTCTCCAATACGGCTTCCTGCATTCGGCAGCCCCGGCGGACATCTCGTTATGGGCGGCAGCATTGGCGTATTTGCGTACGCCTTAGCGAGATCCTCTTTCGCTTGGTCATGCGTTTGGTATGTTCGCTTGGCCTTTTTCCCCGACCGAATACGCTCTCGACGCTTTAATTCGAACGCAGCTAGGAAATAGTTATTGCTCGCAGCCACTTCGGATGGATTTTCATCTCCACCTAGCGTCCTGCTCTCTTGTTCTCGGCATCCAAGCATTGCACCCGCTGGCATTCGATGTTTGGTGGCGATTACCTCGCCACCGGGTCCATATTTGTTTCCAGCTTCAACTTGCGTGCCATCGCTGAATTTGAGCCGACCAATACGAACTATCTGACCTAAATCATTGCGCTCGATGTCCTCACTGGCGACATTCCGCATGATCTCTTCAACGGTCGGAAGTATTTGGATGCGTCGCTCAGTATGCATCTGCGCTAGTACTTCAGGTTCATTGTTGTTCTCAGGCACTACATTCCAGTTTGTTGAGACGGGTATGATTTCGCTTTCAGGCCGGTTTTTGTAAGCCATTAAAGCAGTCATGGCTCCGGCAAGGGATTTGTGCCTGCTCATGCTGCTTTCCTGACTGCAATCGCCGAATTATCATTGGCAACGGAAGAATAAAGGCGTTCTTGTTCATGCCACCACGACAAGCCTTGCGCTTCTCTCCAAGAGAAATATTCTTTCAACCTACCAGACCACACGGCGGAACCGTAACGTGAAGCGTCTTCCGAAGTTAGTTTTTTGGCTTCAATCGCATCGTTTTCGACCGGAGATATTTCTGCGAGCACCCGCCTCAGTATCGATTTAGGTGTCATCGTGTGCCGTTCTACAGTGATTGGCGATACAAACTGTCTCTTCCTTAAAGCCATCCCGCACACCTTTGACCAATAGAAGCCTTCAGGGATGATTTTGCTTGTTACCGTGTTGCTCATAAAATTCACCTCGTGTTTGGTTCGGTATTTATGCGGCTTGGTTTGTCGCACTTTCACTCAGCCAGTCTTTGACCAGCCTTACTGCCTGCTCCGCTGCATCATCCTCGGTAACGGCCCTGACAACCACGACTGGAAAGCCAAGTGCATCAAGTAGCGGATGACGAGTTATCTGGCTTGGTTCGAGCTTGGCCTTACCGACCTTGTTTTCAATCTGCCGCAGCACACCACCATAGAGATAGATTCGGACGTCTGCTTCTCCCGGCGTCAGTCCTGCCGCTAATGCCTCTGCTCTTGCTTTGGGTCCACGTTTGGCTGCGTTCTGATCTCCGGCCAGTGTGAATGTTCCCGGTCGAACGTCTCGCGCTGTGTGAACGTATTCTGGCAGTTTACGCAGGCTGCGAACTTGTGCAGCTTGCAGTTCCCATTCCAAAGGCAGGGCTGCTTTTAACGTCACCTTGCCGTTGTGTGTCGTGATCTTGGTACGCACACCATTGATGCGGACGGTTTGCGTTGTGGTTACGGTTTTCGATGCAGGCGCGTGAGCTGTTGCGAGCCATGTGTGCTCCTCGTGTTTGTTGCGGTGGTGAGTCCATGCCGTTGGTAGCGGCAGGATGAGTGTGGGGCGGCACTATAAATGTGGTGTTAATGACCGACACCGCGCGTCCAACTATTTCAACCAACCTAAAATCAGGTTGTATTTTTCAATCGGGAAATTTTCTAAAAAGTGCGTAGTTCTCAAACGCATAGAACTACGCGCTGCGCGCTTTGTGCGTAAGTTTCTATATAAGAACTCTTACGCACTAAAAGCAGCGTGCTTTTGCGCAAGTCTTTTGTTGGTTTTTGAGACTTACGCAGTATGACTTACGCGTTGCCTGTGGTTGTATTTTGATTGTGACGGTCGGTTGTGTTAGTTTTTCTTGGCAATAAAAAAACCGCCCAGATTGCTCCGAGCGGTCGAGTTTGACGGGAGGTAAACTTTAGAACTTGTAAGCTACGCCGAGACGCACTTCATTTGTCTTAAACTTCTCGCGGACAGAACCCGCACCCAAGTCAAAGTCATAGTCCTTGTGACCGTAATCGGTGTAGCGATATTCAAGACGGACAATCACATTGTCAGTTGCAGCGTAATCAACACCCGCACCAGCTGTCCAACCCGTGTGGGTTTTGCTCTGTGAGGCGCTCACCTCATTGATACCGTCAGAAACTGAAAGCGTATTTTTCACGCTACCGAATGCAACACCACCAGCAATGTAAGGCATGAAACGATCCATTGCCAAACCTGCACGAGCACGCACAGCACCCGACCAGCGCAGCTTGCTTTCGATGCTATCTGTGAGACCATCGGGAGCCAGAACCGAGTAGCTATCCTTCAGATTGTTATAAGTCACATCACCATCGACGCCCAAGACGAAGTTATTGCCCATGTCGAAATTGTAACCAGCGTAAAGTCCGCCAAGGAAGCCATCCGGCTTAAGGTTCGCTGTGAAGTCATCGCTGAAACGTGACTTACCCCAGCCGTAACCAACCTGGCCACCAAGATAGCCACCTGTCCAAGAAAATACTGGAGCTGGAGCAACAACCGCAACTGGTTCTTCATAAACAATCGCGTCTGCAGCATGCGCGCCAGTAGTTCCGACAATTGCGACAGTTGATGCAAGCAAAATTGATTTAAAGTTCATAACATCTCTCCAAGCTCGTGAGTTCATTGAAATCTCGTTCTTGGATTAAAGATAGGTCCTAAATGAAAAAAGTCTGTAGTAATTTCGTCACACCTAATTCAATACGACCAAAAGACTGCGATCGACATTCTGATGCTTAACTAAGCCCTAACATGAAGGCGGCTGAAAGGCCGCCTTTCTAATTAGGGTGGGATTATCAGAGGCCGTATTGCTTGCGAGCAATTTCTCCAAGACCAGCTGCGTCCAGATTTTTCAGTGGCGCCAGAAAAGTAACCTGAATTACACCTGGGTCGCGCCCAATCTCAATGGCTCCGTTTATCGTGGCCCGATTACGGACTTCTGCAACAGTCATGCCGAGAAGCTTGGATGCTCGCTCGAGGCCGTTGACGATAGCTGCATTCATGTTTTGTGCCGTCCCAATGACAGATATAGGCGCTACTTCTTCGGTTCTTTCCACTCCCCACTTTTGCGCCAACTTCAACGCTTTCTGCTTTTCTTCTTGGGTGAATGGACGGGCCAGAGGAGGTAGGTCTTCCAGCAAGGGGAATAATACAGGTCCATCATTGTTGTAACTTTTCAAGACTTCAACCTGAAGGGTCACACTTCCTGCAACGTCCATGGTGTGACCTGCGATTTCTCCATCGCCCTGCGACGCATGCATGTCGCCCATATACACGCCTGCGCCCTTAACTTTTACGGGGCAAACCAGCACGGCACCCGCGCGAACTGCGTCAATATCCATATGGCCATCGGTCTTATTCTCCAGAAGCTGCTCTGGTGTGAGCGCGTAACGGTGAGGTGCTCCGACAAGGAAGGAACCGAAATCACCTGCATTATGCGAATCCGGCATTGCGATAGACGGGGTCGTGCCTAACTGACCCAAGAATGGGCGCATTCGAACGATGGCGCCAACAAGGTCCGATGGAGCATAATTCAAGATTGAGTGCTGCACCGAGTTATCCGGCAGAGATGCATAGTGATCAGCATTTTCGGCGATCTTTCGCGCTGCATCTTGCGGCAGCGTTACACCGACTGACTGCGTATCATCGAAAACAACTGTGTAACCGTGCTCCATGGTGAACGGCTTTATCGCCTCTCCACACTTATTACAGCGGACAGAGTCTTGCCCCACTCCTTCAATGTGTGTTTCAGGCCAGACTTCGTCACAGGTTGGACATCGTGCTGCTACAAAGGGATCGCCCAAACAAAACTGGTTGGAAACTGTGTCGTGACCTGAAGCCGTCGCCAACGACGTGACGGAGATGTCGCGAATACGGATAACCACGCCATCTCCGACCTCAGCGCCCTCAATGAAAACAGGCTTAGTGACCTCATGACCACCACGCAATCGAGGAGTAATCATTGGACCCCAACAGCCTGGAGCAGTATTAGCTATGATTGTGCCGCCGCTTTGCAAGGGTCCGAGCATCGGCTCTTTGGGGTCTAAAACGCTATTGGTGAAACCATCGACCACAATACTGCGCTTAGTACTAGAAAAGTTACCATCCGCCATAACAGTCTCCTTTTAATTTTGTTACGACTGTAGCTTCCGGGTTTGTTTTTGCTACCCAATTTTATGCGTCTTTACGCCGCCCTCACGAACGTCGTCGCCCTGCGCTGAACAGGGTCCCGTTCCTCTACCTTCATTAAGAAGCCATCGGCGAACAGCGCCTTGGTGATCATGCTGACGCGCTTCTTATCCGTCTCTTCATCAATATCGAGCTGCAGCGCATATGCGATGGCACGCCCCACCCAATCCTTAGCCTGTGGTGCCGGTTTGTACATGCCGCCGTTGACAACACCACGGATTGCGTCGCGTTCATCCTCGGTCAGCGTCTCAGCGACTTCCTCACTGGTTGGCCATGCCCATGATATAACGACTGGAGCATGGTCTTGAGGCTTGGTTAGGCCCTGCCCGTTACCCAGCGCTATACTTTCCAACTTCCGCCAGTCAGCTCTGTGCGAAAGGGGCGCGAGGTTAGCTTTCCCGTATGTCACAGAGAAATATGAAAACCGCGCTTCATGTGTAAGGCCAGCCTCACTGGCCTGCGCTTCCGACATGCGGTTGAGCACGCGCACGGAACGCGCTGCACCGATAAGTGACACAGCACCACGAGCATCTTCGACTGTCGCTTCACGATCGCTCACCTTGCGCAGATGATGCACGATATCAATTGAGCAGTTGGTGCAGTCTGCGACCTGCGCCCATAGCTTGGCTACCTTATCGATTGCGCCATTGTCGTTTTCATTGACCTGGTGCGTTGAAACGAACGGGTCAACAATCATCACGTCAATGCCAAGCTCCGAAATCGTTTCGACGACAGCTTCAACAACCGGCTCCTGAATCCGCACGCCTTTCTTGTCGTCTATCGCAATGACCAGTTCCTGCTCCCGGCCCGTGTCTAGAAACAGATGCCCATCAATATCAGCTGGCTTTAGATTGAAATGAATGCATGCCGCCATGATGCGGCGTTCAAGTTCGTCGCGCGGATCTTCGGCGTTGAAAAGCCACACCTTCAACCGCTTCTGAGGCTTCGTGCCATTGAGCGCTTTACCCGATGCCATGGCCAGTGCTTCAACGATGCTATTAGCGGTTTTGCCGAGACCACCCGGCGCAACCGTCACCGAAACATACTTGCGAATGAAGTGCTTCCCGAACGCAAACTCTCGCCGTGGCAGCGTCGACGGGTCTTTCCAGACGAAAGGCGTGGCAATGATTGCGCGTTTATGTTCAGTAGTTTGTTGGGATTTGCTAATATTATCATCGAAGTCAGCGACTGGCTCAGCAACAACGTCAGTGCGCGCCTCCGCTTTCGCCAAGCCATTGGCGATCATGCGACTGATATCGCCCAGACGTGTGTTATCGTTATCGTTCTGTGGCACATTGCGCGGGCTGCGGGCACCAGCAGCAAGGCCGTTATCGATCGTCTTGACGCAGCGCGGCCAGTCGCGGCCCCAGCCGCTGGCTACATCCTGCAGCAGAGCGCGCGCTTCGGATTCCGCCAGAGCGCCAGCACCAACAAAAGTGCCCAAACGGAACGCGGCGTCGTTCAGTCGATTGTTACGGTTGCCCATCGGTTCGAGAGCAAGATCGTCCAGCTCGGATTGAACTGCACGCTCGACATAACGGTCATTGATCTTGCCACTAACAGACGGTGCTGCGGTGTAAGTGCTCTCATATGAGCGAGGCAGCACCAGATCCAGCAGCCAGTCCGGAGCGTCGACCGGCTCTTGCTCTGATATCCAGCGATAAGGTAGGCCAACCTCAGGCACGCTGCCGGCAGCAATGACATAACCGCCGTCACCACGAACATCCACCCCAGAGCCAAGTGCGCCGCGGTTGCGAACGCCCTGACGATGACGAAAGAAATAGTGACGCCCACCGCTCGTGGTTTCGGCTGTCAGCGTTGCAGGTAAAGTGCCGTGTATTGCCTCGAGTGCTGCGAGGGTTTCGGCGCCGCCGTGTTTCGGATCGATGTCCAGCACCCATGCACCAATAGGTGCACCAGTCGGCACGCCAATCATGGCGGATGGATTGCGGCGCCAGTATTCGCGAACAATGCGCTCATTGAGTGTGGCGCCGCGGAACCCGTTGCTCGTGAGCGGAGTCTTGGTGGCGAGGATCTCAATGCAACCGTCTTGATCGACATATTCATCATCGCGGTGTCGGCACGGAAAAACCGGCCAGCTTTGCGCCTGATATGACAGCGCGACGTCGAGCATTGGGTCTTCTGCAAATGGCTGAGTGGTGGTATTCTGCATGTGAACTCCTAAAGGAGGAAGCGATGGCAAAAGCGCGATACGACATTCTGGAAATGTTCGACGGCGTGTGGGCTGTAATTGACGTTAAGACCGGCCAGTCAGCAGAAGTGAACGGCGTAAAGCAGGTTGGCCTTGAGTGGTCGCAAGCCGACGATCTTGCCGACTTGCTGAATCATCTTCAGGCAGAGCGTAAAGCAGCTACTTTGCAGTGATTGTCGTTGGCGTGCTTCATCAAAACGGCGCCCTTCCTAAAATGGAGCTTTTTTGAGTGCTTCCCGCATTCCTCGCCCGCAGCCTTCCCACGCTGCCTTAATCAAAAGACGCGCTTCGAGCTCGTCGCATTCAGCAAGGTCGGTTTTGCCTATAGTGCCCAGGAAAACCCCAACAGCTTCAACGCCCGTATCAAGGGCACGCAGCTCGTAAGGATCTAGCCTGCGGCGGCTACGGATATGCTCGGCAATATCTGCGCACTCCTTGCATAGCCAGCGGATCGGTTCTTTGTGTTCCTGCACGCCGAGTCCCACGGCGCGACGTAAGCAGATGTGGCAGATGTCGTCAGGCTGCATCTTCTATGACCTCACGGTTGTCATTTGCCACGTCGAAGATGCTGACTTGCTTATTATCCAAAGCCGCAATGTTGCGTGTGGCTTGGCTGAAATATGACGACTTCAACTCGAAACCAACGCCCTTGCGCCCAGCCGCTACTGCGCCGTAAACCTCGCTGCCAATGCCAAGGAATGGCGTCAGAACCACATCACCAGGATTGCTCCACAGTTCGATACAACGTTCTATCACGTCCAACTGGAGCGGGGAGATATGCTGTTCGTCTTTCTCGTCTCGGGCTGATCGATATTGCAGAGTACGTGTCTGGTTTATGTCCATCCAGACCGGCGATGCGTAACGCTGCCAGACTTCGATTGAGAACCATTTCTCTGCTCGATCCCGATCTTCGCCAGACGCCAGCCGATCATCTAATGCCGTAGGTTCGTTGCCATAACCGACATAGCGATCAAACATGCCATCTACTGGATCAGGATTGTCTCCCGGCTTGCGGAACATCAGCATGTAATCAGCAAGCCCTTGCCCACTAATCGTACTGTCTTTCGTGATCTGCTTATGAAGCAGTCGGATAGATTTTGTGCGCTGCTGTGCAACGACTGGGTCTTTCCAGATGCAGACCTCGCTATGGAAAATCCACCCGGCATCCTCGTAAGCCCGAACGATCTCCCCTCGGAAATCGCGCATTCCTATATGGCCATGTCTGATCTTACTAGTTGGCAATTGCATGCAATGCACGGCGTGGATGCGTCCCGGCATAGTTACGCGCAAAAGTTCCTGAATGAGGAATGTGTAATGCGCCCAAAAGCCATTGCCGTCGTTGTTGCTGATATCGCGATCAGAATTGCTGAACCGATAAAGCCCCTCGAAAGGAGGGCTATGGATGCCGAAATGGACGGTTCCTGTAGGAACGCCACGAATTAGCTCACACGCATCACCTTCGTAGATGGCGTAATTGTCAGTGACAACTTGGTTGACGGCATTAACTGATGCGGTCTTTGTTTCGATTGACTGATCCGTAAGTCTATGGCTCATGAAATTCTCCTCGCGTTGGTCAATGGGCGGTGGTTAGCCATACCGGTATCTGCATTAGGTGTTGCGGGTCGTAGTTCGGCTTGTCTCGCACAGCGCCCCGAATGGCCTCGCTCGACATATCTGCGGTATGCATGACCATCGCAGCAGCCATACGCTCGGCGTCGGCTTCCTTGCGACGGAGATTGGCAACAATCGCCCCTTCCGTCTCTGCCGCTATGAAGTGGACATTTACCGGCCTAGTCTGTCCGAAGCGCCAGAATCTACGAACGGATTGGAATATCTGCTCAAAGCTATCATTTAGCCCAACAAAGCCAGTGTCGGCGCAATGCTGGAAGTTTAGCCCAAATCCGCAGATAGAAGGCTTGGAAACGAGAACTCGCGCCTTGCCTGATAGGAAGTCTGCAATTTTGCGTTCCTTTTCATCGTCCTTGTCCGATCCAGAAAGGTTGACCGCATCTGTTATAGCCTTAGCGAGTGCATCAGCTTCGCTATTCAGGTTGCACCACCATACAAACGGCATGTCATTCGGCGTCAGACGGGCAGCAAGCGCGACGCGTTCCTCTACGCTATCTTTCCTCGCAGAAATACGCTCCTGCATTGTGCGGGCTTCCACGGGGAAAAGCAGCCCTGTCTCTACGCTTGGCGCATATTCGACCTGTACCGTATGCTGGTCATACGTCAGCGGTGGCAAATCATAGCCGGCGTTGTCATAGCCAAGGTCGGATGGCTTGCGCAGCATGACAGACCATGAAGCCATCCACTTCCAGAACTCTGTCTCCGCATGGCCCTTAAGACGCCATTTCTGCGTCTCTCCACCATCATGAATGAAGAATGTCGCCAGCATGTCGGTGTAAGACATGACGCCAAGAAACTCTGCGTGGTTGCCAAGTTCCATGAAGTCATTAGGTGCTGGTGTTGCGGTGGCGGCCAAACGGAAAGGAATGGTCGAGCATTCTTCGATCAGGCGATTGCGATATTTGCCGTCCGTTGACTTGAGGATCGAGCTTTCGTCAATGACGACACCACCAAAGTCTTCCAACGAGAAATGGTCCATCTTTTGGTAGTTAGTAACATTGATACCCGGCCCAACGTCCGACTGCGATGCAACGATACGCGCCGATATGCCGAATTTCGCAGCCTCGCGGATATGCTGCGCCGCAACTGCTAACGGTGCGAAGATAAGCACAGGTTTGCCGGTGTAGATCGCGACAATCTCGGCCCATGTCAGTTCCATAAGCGTCTTTCCTAGCCCAGTGCCAGCGAATATTGCTGCACGGCCACGACGCAAAGCCCACATCACGATGTCGCGCTGATGAGGCTTTAGCGTCTGGCTTAATTCTGGAATATCGGTCATTCCTGTCACGGGATCAGCAATAGCTTTCCCTTTCAGGAAACGCGCGTAGGCGTCCATTCATTCTCTCCTCGTGTGTGGTAACCCGCCAGTTGGTGGCTGGCGGGGTGTGTGATAGAGTTGCCCAAAGGGGAGGCAAGCACTTTGGAAAAGCAAAAGAAAACGTCCACCGAACTGGCAAAGATGATCCAGGATAAATTGGATCCCATGCATGAACGCGGTACCGTACGGATTGGGGCGAAAGCCGCTCCGAACGCGGGATGGATAATAACGGTTAGTGGATCGTCTACCGATTCATCTCTGCTATTTGATGCGCAGAAAGTGGTCGAAGAGCTTTCAGCAGTCTACGAGTTGGATGACTAGACTTGTCCGCCATCTTGCTGCACCGCAGCAATCGGCATGTCTGGAAACCAGTCATCGTAGGCGGCGACGTCAATCATTGCCTCTTCCAACGAATACATTTCATTGATGTACGCGTCATAATTTGGCTCATACTCGTGCGAAGCCATCAGCCAAGCGTAGCTCACAACACCTTCTCCATGCAGGCGCGCATTACACCACGCAGTTCATAGAAGTTGGACGCGTTATCAATTGCGTTCAGCAGGTACTCACGGTCTACCTGTTTTCTTGCCTCGTCGAGCCTCATCCCTTGCTCGCGCAAGCTTTTTATGCGCGGCACATAATTAGCAGGATCTAGCTTTCCACTCACCGCGCCACCCTTTCCTCACGCACCTTGAATCCAGGCACCTGACGCATACCGGCGCGTACGGTTTCCTCGGCCATCGCTTGCACCACTGCTTTGAAACGCTCCGGAGCACGACCATATGCCCAATCAAGCGCGACACCGTCGTCGACCAGATCGCAATGCCATACTGATCGAAGGCCAGTGCCAGTCGTAGCCGCCTTGTCTTCGCGCTTCGCCCATCGGTCGGCTTGTTTGGCTTCTTTGACCAGTTCTTCGGCCTGTTCGCGCGCTTCGAGATTGCCAGCGCTTGCCTGAATGGCTTCCTGCGCTTCGCGGATAACGCGATCAGCTTCCTCACGCGCTGCCTTGGCAGCAGCTTCTTTTTCGGCGGCAACCTTATTGCGCCATGGAGTCAGAAGCCCCTGCAGAACTTCCTTGCCCAGCACGACCTTGCCCTTGCCTGAAGTCTTGGTGTTGCCGATCAGTTTGTTGTAGCGGGTCTGGATTTCCGCCTTCGCATCGTCGTGAGGCTTAGCTTCGTCCTTGCGAACCTCATCTGCGCGCTTCCCGGCCTCATGCAACTTGTCGTGCAGCTCGGTTACGGCGTCGGCCAGAGCCTGACTGTCAATCGCATCGCCGTCTGCGAAGTTCTTGGCCTCGTCGAACAGGTCTTCGATTTCTTGCTTGATCGTCTCATAAGGTGAGGATGGCGCGTTGTTGTCGCCTATGCCTCTAGCGGTGTACGGATCGTAAGTTTCTTTATCGATATTATTCATTAATTCTCCTCGTGTGGTCGGTTGGTGGTAGAAGTTTAACACGTTGGTTGGCTCCGAATGTTAATGGCGCCAGATTTTTCTCCAGAAAATTTTGAATATTTGTAGATCAGTGTTATCGTTCACTGTGAACCGCCCACTGGGCAGGGGCAGCGGTTCACAGTCGCTCCGTGCGTTTACTCGCCGCGGAGCGACGTTTTTGTAAAAGGTTCCAGCACTATCCATTTGCAGCTGCAACAATCTGTCATTTTGATTTCTACAGGCGATACTTAAGTATGATGCGCATCCTGTCCGCAGGACGGCACCCGTATCGCGCATCCCAAGCCCCCCGCCCAAAGCGCGATACGGGCCTTGAAAAATCATCACGCAAGATAAAATCCAGTAAAACCATAATCACACTGTTTTAGTATGATTATGTACTTATCGGTACTTGTTGCTTTACTAAAGCAATACTGCTAGATGAACCCCGTCTGGGAGGATAAGACCGCCTGCGCGCACTTCGGTGCTGCCGGGCGGTTTTCCATTTTTATAGGCACGCATACCAGATATGCAAATCCACCTATTGTAATCATCATACCAGCTGCCTATTTTCGGGTTGTTCGGTCTCACTCCTCCTCCCAGAGGCCGGGCCCAAAGCGTGGCACTCCTCCTCCCAATAGCCGCGCTTTTAAGATCAGCCCGCTGCGCACTCCTCCTCCCAGTGCAGCGGGCGTTCTCGTTTTTGGAGCTTTCTTCAAAATGGTATCTCGTCATCGATCTCTGCCATCCAATCGGGAACATTGTCATTTGCAGGCTCCGGCACGTTGTCGTTATCGGCTCCGAGCATGAGGCCGGCGCGTACGTCTTTCACGTTCCAGTATTTGCCATTCGGCACAACGCTGATTTCGTCGGTTGTGAGCAACTCACGCTGGCGTTCGAGCCATTCCATGACCGTCTTTGGAAACGGCCGCTGGCCTCCGTGCTGCGTCCACCATCGATGCGCCTTGGTTTGCGCGAAACCCGTATGCTGCGGGCATAGCCATTCATTTATCTGCGTATAGCCAGCGATGTAGCTACACTTGACCGAAGGCGGCTTGTCGCCCTTACCTTCGTGAAAGTGAAACGTCCGACCTGTCACCTTGCGCCATTCTGCTTCGGCGGTGCTGACAATCGGAACGTCAGCGGCCTGCCGGGTTAGCTTCTCGTCCTCATTCGGCGGAAAGTCATATCCGCAGCATGGGCATTTCATCAGCGAGATATGCACCTTCTCACCGCAACCGACCGCCCCATTGTCGCCAGGCACTGTCGGGCATATCTTGATTGGCGGCTCGCCATTGCCAGCGCTTGGAGCTTTTGGCTCGACCATGTCAACCGGGCCGTGCCGGTCAACGAGTTTCGCAAAATCCAGAACGAGACAATTCTTCTTTGGTCCTGCACTGATCGCGGCGAGACGCTCCTCAACGGTATCCAGCGGCGCACCTGCCTTATAGAGCGGACGAGTGCCGCGCCCCGCCATTTGGACGTACAAACTCAAAGACAGGGTCGGGCGCATAAATGCAATTAAATCAACGCCCTTATGATTGAATCCTGTCGTAAGAACTGAATTGTTCGTCACGCACTGGATACGGTATGCCTTGAAATCTTCAAGGATGCGGCGACGTTCTTCTCTTGGAGTATCGCCCGTGACGGCCTCGCACGTAATGCCGCGGGATCTGAATACGTCTCGCACGTCCAGCGCAGCCTTTACGCCGGCACAGAAACAAAGCCAGGAGCGACGATCAGCGCCCTTTGCGATAATCTCAGAAACCACAGCATCATTAAGGTCGGTCCGGTTAATCGCCTCTTCCAGCGCGCGCTGCTTGTAATCGCCGCCAAGCCTGCCGATTCCTTTGACGTCATATTCTGTAGCCGTTGGCTTACTTGTTAGCGGAGCAAGGAAGCCGTCACGGATGCCGTCAGCAACGCCGTAGGTGTAGACGATCTGGTCAAACAGCCGATCTGCACCCTCATCCAAGCGACCGCTATCCAGTCGATAAGGTGTGGCAGTCAGACCAAGGATTTTCATGTCAGGGTTGATTTCGAGCAGCGCATCAATGAACTTGCGATACATCGTGTTGCTGTTGATTGGGATCAGGTGGCACTCGTCAACCATAAGCACGTCAACGTGTCCGATTTGCTCCGCCTTGTTGTGAACGGTCTGAATGCCGGCAAACACGATCTGACTGCGCGCATCACGACGGCCAAGGCCAGCTGAATAGATACCTGCAGGCGCGAATGGCCAGACGCCAAGCAGCTCAAGATATGACTGTTCTATTAATTCAGCGACATGAGTAACGATCATGACACGCATATCTGACCAGCCTTCGATCAGTCGCTGAATGAGCTTTGCCATCACCAACGATTTGCCACAGCCAGTCGCAAGATCAACAAGTGGGTTTCCGTCAAACTCGCGCCAATAATCAAAAACAGCATCGATCGCGGATGATTGATAATCACGCAGCTTTAGCATGTTCGACATATTGGGCAGCCTTTCGCATGATTAAGGGATCATCTCTCATCAAGCCAATGGCTTGATTGCATCTTGAACAGAGTAAACCGCGTAGAATTTGGGTGTCGTGACAATGGTCTACATGAAATTTCGACCTGTCTTCCTGTGCCTCATCGCAGATCTTACATTTCCATTCTTGAGATTCAGCCATTCGTTCATATTCATCTGTCGAGATACCGTACTTTTTAAGTAGCCGTTGTTCTCGTCTGGATTCTCGGTAGTCCAGCTTCTTTTCTTGTTCGCACTCGATGCAGTTATTTGTTCCTACCCAACGCAATTGATGCCCATTCTTACATGGGCGAGAAGGAACGTATGTCTTTTGGCCAGATAATCCGGCGATAGCCCTTACCAGATGGGCCCTAGCTGCACCGTTCGAGCCTACACGTTCCCCAAAACGCCGACTGGTCGACATTTCATGCGCGCAAACCACACATCGACTTCCAGCAGTGTATCTTGGAGCCAAGTGGCCGTTGATGCATTCCACACCTGAGAAATAGAACCTACATCCGATTGCTTTCGCGGCATTTGAGCTCTGGGGAAGGCGTTCTATTTCGATCCCAGACCAGAAATAGCCTTCGCAGTTATCGTTATCTGGAAAAAGATCAAGAATACTCACGACGCCTTCCTTCCCTCGCCATCCACCCACAACTTTCCGTTGCGCAATTCATAAGTGATCGTCTCCGCGTCCTCGTCGGAATCCACCTGGGTTCCCGGCACTAATGCAGGCGAAAATAGATGCGCGGGGCAGCCGTCAGCCTGTTCTTTCAATGACAATGGTTTGCTAAATCGCGCACACGACCATGTTCCGCCCGGTTCTGGCGAAGAGAAAATGCATGTCCGGCAGTTTGTGCGAGGCCATGCATTTTCGTGGCAAATGCTGTGATGCTTGCACCACTTACATGAGAAAAACTCTGGATTGTCGGTTACTCGCGCCGGTAATTCATCCGCGTTGATAACGCGCTCAGCCTTAGCTAACAGCCGCAGGCAATATTCCGCATCATAGTGCAGTCGTTCAGCGTAAAGCTCGTCATTGTCCTTACAAACGGCAAGATATATTGCCCGATCTCGTCCACGCGCGTGCATGTAAGTCTGCATTTGCCCAAAGTGCAAAGGTTTGCTTTTCTGCACGCCATCCTTTTTCAATGACGTGAACGACTTGAGATTGTGCGACTTTATTTCGCCAACATGCCAAGTCTTCGGCGCTTCTGGAAGGCCAAGTATTTCCGAGTCCAGATAGCCGCCAACGTGTCCGCCGCAAAGATCAATGCGTATCTGCCTGCCGTCAGGTCCGTAATCCACGACCTCGCAGCCGATCATGCGCAGATTTTCAATCCATCGTGTTTCCTCAACGTTACCAGTCTCAAAAATACGCAGCGTTCGACCGTTTATATGCTCGTGTGGTGTCGCACAGCGAAAGTCATAGAACAACTTACGGCTACACTCTTAGGCTATTTGCGAGGCGGGAATTGTCTTCCCGTCGCGCTGCTCATTGTTCGCCTCATAAGCCTGATATATGGCGCTGACGGTCGAAGCGGTTGGTTTTGGGATTGGCGCCATTAGTAATTTCCCGCTTCCAACTGTGAAACCTGATACTGCGCAACTTCCAGCGAAGAGAATGCGCCGGAGCAAATGCGCGAGCGCATCCCCTCCGATGTTAGGTAACTTTCGATGATCCGAAATGGCCGGTCTGTTTCGGGTGAGACCTGCTTGAATATCGCGAAGGTGCTTTTCATGGTCACCTCACCTACACGCGCATCGGCATCAATACTGTGCGGTATCCCGGCCTGCTGGCTGACGTGACCAATGCTGGTGAACCGGGATCTGCCATAGACATTGTGATTTCATCCGCACCAAACGCCGCCATGAGGTCGGTGACATACTGACCGTTGAAACCGATCGTCAGTGGCTCGCTGCTGAAGTTGACTTCTATTTCCTCGGTCGCATCGCCGCGATCTGGATTAGCGACATTCAGAGTCAGAGCATCCGAAGCAAATGAGAACCGAACTGCCTTACCGCGTTCACTGGCGATAACCGACGTGCGACCGACAGCTTCGCGCAGTGCTTTTGCCGACAGCGTAGCGACACGCTCCGAGGGCTTGGGAATGACACGCTCGTAATCGGGATATGTGCCGTCGACGAGCTTCGACACGATGACTGTCGAACCGCTTTCGACCATTACCTTGTTCGACGACAACGAAACTGACACAACTCCGGCCGGCAGCAATGAGAGCAGTTTGTTGGGCAGAATAACTGATGCAAACGTTGCTTCCTGCTCGATGCGTGTCGACGCAAGGCGATGACCATCTGTCGCCGTGGCAACGATATGGCCGTCCTTCGCTTCCAGAAAAACGCCGCAGAGATAATAGCGGGTTTCTTCGGTGCTGACAGCAAACTGCACTTCCTGCACGAGCGAAGCGAGATCGAACTCGATCGTGGTGTCGAAGCTTCCGTGACTGAAGGACGGGAAGTCAGCCGCTGGCAGTGTGTCCAGCTTGAAACGGCTTTTGCCAAATTTGACAATCAGATGATTGCCGTCGGCTTCCAAGTTAACGTCACTTGTGGCCCGCTTGGCAATATCCAGAAGCAGCTTACCCGCAACCGTGACTGTGCCGTCCTGACTGTCTAGAACAGGCAAGCTGGTGCTGATTTCCAGATCAAGATTTGTACCGGTGATGCTCAGCTGTCCTTTGTCCGTGGACAAAAGCACGTTACCAAGAATTGGGATTGTCGTTCTGGCTTCAACAGCCTTTGTCACTGTCGACAAGGCGTGCGCAAGCTGCGCTCGGTCAAGCGTTACCCGCATGGGTTTCTCCTCGTGTTCGGTTCGGTAAGCTACCGGCGCGCTAGCACCGGCAGCTTGTCAGGTATTTACTTAGACCAAGGACGGCTGCCCGCAGCTTTTGCAGGCTGCGCAGGCTTATTGTTATTCGCGGCTGCAGGACGGTTGTCATTTGCAGGACGCTGCGCTGCCGCCGCAGGCTGCAGAGCGTCAATGCTCGGCTCAGGCACGTTGTTTTCGTCGGGGAAGAAGTATTTCTTGATCTCGGCGCGCGCCGGATACTGGCCGTCCTTTGAAGGCTTACCGAGGGCCACACGCACGGTGAACGACTTGAAGAGCAGATCGTCCGTGTCTTCTACCGAAGACATTTCCAGCGCGCGGCAAAGGCTGGCAAATTGCCTTTGGCCAATCTCTTGCGCCTGCGGGTTCTTGTTCTCGATGTTGTAGTTGTTGAACAGCTTGCGATCAGCGTATTCAGCAGGCTCGAGCACCTTCAGCGTTGTTTTCAGGATTGTGCCGCTACCGGTCGAAGTCGGCACCACGTCGGCCGCCTCGATTTCCATCTTGTATGTGCCGTTCGGCAGTTCGGAATAGTCCGACTGCGTCGTGTCGTGTTGGGTGGCGTCAAACGCCGTTCCAAGTCTTGCCATGTGTTAGTTCCTCGTGTTGGTGGTGTGGTTAAATAAGTCGCCCTTTTTGCCGAGCGAAAACTAGCGGATCTTTCGCCGCTTTATGCAGATTGCAAGCTGGACAGAGTATTTGCAGATTCGATGGCCAGTTAGATCCACCCAAAGCCAAAGGTGCGATGTGATCAACATGCCGCTGCTCAATCTTTCGGACCGAAACTCCACATTCAGCGCATCTGTATTTTTGGCGCTTCAGTATGTTTGCTATGTCTTCTGCGACATGAGTACCTTCAGCACCCCTCTTTCTTGAGCGTCTATTTCGATTAGATACCAGCCGAGAGTTTCTGGCCTGCTCAGGGTTTTTGTCTCTCCACCGCCTCGCCCTTGCTACGTTGTTCGCCGAGACATCTGGCTTTGCATTTGACTTACGCGCCAAATCTCGTTTCCGATCTGGATTTCGGAGCGTCCATGCTCGTACGCTTTGAAGTCTGCTCTCGGCTTCTTTTTCTGGGTTATTGCTTTTCCAGTTGAGCCTATGGAGGTACTGGCATTCGGTGCATTGCCCTGTGCTAGCGTACCTTTTCGCAACGTGTCCACGAGAGCACGGGCTTCCAGTGAAGAAGTGCCTTACACCTAACGCCATCGCTTCCGCCTTGGATTTAGGCAGGCTTTTCAGCTCGAGCAGCAAGTCTATGCAGCTTTAGCTTTTTCTTCGGCCCAGAACTTCGCTAACTCGGTAAAGCCTTGACCTTTTCGGTAAACGATCGAGTCCGGCATAGAGAACCGATTTTTCGCCACATAGCCCGCACCTTCGTTCAGATGAATATTACGCTCCTTGCCACCTTCCGCGTGCGCCACCTTCGTTTGGCGAGCGACCTCTTTCTCTTTGATGGACACGCGATAATTCATGAAGTCCCGGACGAGAGAATTGGCTCGCTTATGCAACTTGATCGTGTAGCGTGAGTATGGATCGGTGACGGGGCTGTCGAACCGAATAATCTCAGGGTGGGCCAGCATCACGACGTGGATTCCAGTACGCGAGAGCGCTGAGACTGCAGACATCAGCTCGTGCCACTCGCTATCAGCCTCGACGTAACCTCGCCCGAACCCAGGCTCTTCAATACTGCTCACTCCTAAGCGGGCACATGTAGCTGCCCAGACAAGCGGTTCGAGGCCGTCCACGCTGTCGATAATCACGGTGCGCCGATCATGCTCGACGGTCAGCAGCTCGCCGATAATGTTGAGCAAGTCGTCGAAGCTTTCAATCGTGCCTGGCGTTGCCATTTCGACATCGGATGGCGGGCGTTCGCCTTCTGTGGCCAGATAGATCGGGTCTGGGAATTCAGCGGCGAGGCTCGTTTTACCGATGCCGTCGACGCCATACAAAAGCATAACAGGCGGGTCGTTTCTCTTCGTCGATTTGAGGCTTGATAGGCTTATAGCCATAAGTAGCTCCTCGTGTGTTTTGGTCGGTGGTTAGTGGGTAAGTTGAATGACGATCATCATGGCTAGCAGGATGAGCGAGCCGATTAGCCAGACTGGCGCAGAAGTTGTCAGCGTGGGGAACCGTGGGTAGGTCATGACACACCCCACAAATAAAGCAGGCCGTAGAACGGCAGCACTGCATTCCAGAAAATGAGCCCTGCTAAGACCAGCAAGAGCCCGAGCGTAAAGCCCGTTAAGGCCAGCGAACGCGCAATCTTTCCGGTGCCATTACCGGCTGGCGTGACCACGTTCACAACAGCACCGATGAGTAAACGCCGATGGCCAGCGCTAAAGCCGCGACAACTAACAACCCTTGGACGAAGCGATCGCCGAGACCGAGCGTCGTTTCGCTAGACAAGATGCGGTCGTCTTCGACGACGTAGTCTTTGAAGGGCCGGTTGCTTGACGGCGCTGTCATAGGCCGACCTCATAAGCTGTGCGAGCCCATGCCGCTTCATGCGCTGCACGAATAACAGCGTTGGCTGTTTCCCGGCGCTTACGCTTACGCTCGCCACGGGTGGTGCCGTCAGTAAAGCGTCGAACCTCCTTCGAAGGGGTGCGAAACCCACGGCCGCCAGTCATCTGCGCCATCTCATTCATACGACGATCGTAGTGCATCTGATCACGTGCTGGCATTCCTAGCAGTCGGTCTTCACCATATTCGCGGCTCAGGACGCGCTGGAATGCATTCGGTCTATTTTGCATAATACCTCCTCATTCCCCGCCGCGATTGCAGCGGGGCTGGTTGGTTTATCGGTGGGATTTGCGGGTTAGGCGGCGAGGCCAAGCTTTGAGGAAAGCTCGTCGATGCGCTCAAGCTTCTGGATGATGCCATCAAGACGTGCATCGAGATCGGTTGTGTCAGCTGTGACGGTCAAACGAATGATTTCACATGCTTCAACCGGTGCATCTGCCTTGACAGGCTCATCGATCCATTCGGAGATGAGGTCGAGATGTTCGCTGTCGCTATACATAATGGTGCCATCCCGCCGATAAGGATGGCACTCATCGCCATCATCTGCGATACATCCGCCCGCCTGTGAATTGACGACATATACCGGGCCGATTTTTCTACCGTTACGAGAACGGTAATAGCGGCCGTGTTCCAATAACATAGGAACTAATTCCAAATCGTGTGCATCGTAGCCAAATGCACCCACTCCCTCTACAGCAACCGTGTATCCGTCGTCGCAATCACAAATTACCCCGACAACACCGATGTCAGGCATCCTAGCGCCAGTCTTGGCTATGACCCTCACCCGATCGCCGACCTTGAAGGCAGGCTTGCCGGTTGCGCCAGCAATAGGCAAGAGAGCAAGTCGATTCTCGTAAAGCCCCTGCTTGCGGCTGCCCGCATCCCATTTGATGTAATAGAATGCGGTTGAAAACGTGGTATCTGTGCCGATAATCTCGCCGGTCTCTCCAAGCTTTGCGCCGCCCCTGTCGTCAACAACTTGGACCCGATCACCCACTTTAAATTTACCCATCACGCTACTCCCCTCGTCTTTGTTGATTTGGTCAGCTTCACGCCCTTGGTGAAATCGACCGGAATGACATTGTCTTCTTCAGTTGCGACCTCAGAGCCGCCACCGCCGTCGCCATCATTGGAAGGTGGTTCAACTTCGAAGCGCGAAACTTCCACCGTCCCTAGGCCGGTGCCTGGTATCCAGAAGCGCACCGTGAGGAACATGCAACCGTCCCGATCGCCGATGATGATGCCCTTCCAGCCTGTCAGCTTGTGGGTCACAATTGAGCCGGGCAGATCCCAGCAGTCAGCGCATTCGCAAGTCACGCTGCACCCCGCTTCGTTCTGCTGAACGACACAGGAGCGTTCGAAACGTAACGTCCGGCTTTAAGGACGGCAGTGTCGCGGGCATGCAGCTTCTGCGCGGGTGTTCGATAAGGTTTGCGGTTTATCGTGTCCCGCTCACCAGTCCGCGTGAATTTGGTTTGGTGCGCCTTGTGTGGCTCACGCAAGTTGTGGGATTTCATTGATATGCCTCCTATCAGGAGGTTGATCTGTGGCCCGCGCATGCAGGCCAACGTGGCTCAGGCTGCGATTGCGCCCGGCTGTTCGTAGTTGTCATTCGCAGCTTCCAGCGCACGAATGCGTGGCATAGCGATATAACTGACGCAGTGATTGGCCGTGGACCATCCACCGTTAGAAACACACCGCACGACAATGCGGTCGGCTGTAGGTTTTGGAATAGGTCGGCGGAGAATTGAAGCTACCGTCGATCTGGGCAGGCTGAGCGCATTTCCGATCTCAGTCGGGTTGGCGCCCACCTCGTGCATTCGATGCATTTCTTCTATGGTGTCATAATCTTTCATGCTCTCCTCGTGTTTGGTGTTGGTTGACAAATGGCTTTGGTGAAGCCATCTGTGTCCTGCGCGGGGTGGTACCCGTGAAGGAAACCAGCGTGTAGAAGCGGCGCAAGCCCTCCTCGTGTAAGCGCTGGGATTACGAGGCGGAGCGAGCAGCGGGTGGTGCCGGCTCATAAACTCCGCCTTTTTATGTTTCGACGCAGAAACGGCGAAAGCACCGCTGACCCTATTAAGGTCAGCAGTGTCCCTGTTAATTCTATGGTGGCTTAGTCGAAACGTCGTCGCTTCTGATGGCTGAATTCGTCATTACGTCTCTCCTTTATTACCCTGCTGAACTTGCCTATCTTTCGATGGCGGTGATCCTTGGAAGGATGTTCATTTCGTTGCCTGCCATTTTGTAATTCCAACGTCTGGTGCGTCGGTTGATGATTGGAATATAGGCGCATACGCATACCAAGTCAAGCATGAAATGCGTTCGCGCCTTTGACGTCGATATTAAATAGGCGTATGCGCCTTTATATGGAAAACAATGATCAAAAAAAGAAAGCTGCAGAGCGTATCAAGCAACTCCGCACGGAGTTAGGCTTGGACCAGAAGCAGTTCGCCGTTTTCCTCGGTAAGGAAGAGGAATTTCAATCCACAATTTCAAAGTGGGAACGACAGAAGCAAATACCAGGTGCTGAGTACACAGCCCTGCTTTCTCAAAAGACAGGAAAAAGTCAGCTCTATTTTTCAGGGCTGGACGAAGTAGTTCCTGCAGTAATGAATTCGGGCAGGAGGTATCCATTGGCTGGAGACATCCAAGCAGGCGCTTGGACAGATGGTGTCGAAACTCCTGAATACGAAGCTGATTACGTTACACTTCCGGACGTTATGGATGTTCCACCATACAAAATGAAAGCCTTCCGTGTACGCGGTGATTCTATGGACAAATACTACCCTGAGGGAAGCATTGTGTTTGTAGCTGGCCTCTTCGAGAATCACATTCGACCTGAAAGTGGAGATGTTGTTCTGGTTCGGGTCCAGGGTAAAAATGGGCTATTCGAGAACACTCTCAAAGAATACGTGATCGACGAGGAAGGGCGTAAATGGCTCTGGCCCCGCTCTCATGCTCCCGAGTTTCAGGCTCCCTTGTATATTGACCAACATCGTGACGAAGATTCCGACGTCGTCATTGCTGGCATCGTGCAGGCATCAATTACAAAGGCGCGAAAACGCAAATAGGCGCGTTCGCATTTTTTTATTGACTGCAATATGCGTATGCGCATATAGTCTCCTCAACAGCACGAAGACAGCCTCACCAGCTTGATCTGCTGAACCAACCAAACACGAGGAGACACCCAATGACGAACGCGAAAACCCCGAGAAGAAGAAGATCGCCAGCACCTCGAAAGAACGAAGTAATCGGCGGCGGATTCTTTGTATTCCGCCGCGGCAAACAGACCGGACGCGTTAGCGTTGCCACGACCCTACCGTATGAACATGGCTCCTTTGAGCAAGCAATGGCGGAGGCAACGCGCCTCGCCAAGCTCTGGCCCGGCGAAACATACGAAGTTTTCCAGACAAGCGGCGCGATTGCCGGGCCTATTGAAGATGCGTTGGGCGATGACTCCGCTTCAGTGATGGAGGCTGCGTAATATGACCAACCCAGCCATCGACCTCCAAGATGCGCCCCTGTCAAAAGGCCAACGAGATATTGTTGACGCATTGACGTCAGTTCATCCGCGCCGAATGCATATCAACGACCTCGTTGATAATGTCTATGCGTTCGATCCGAACGGCGGCCCAGAAAATGCGCATCAAACAGTCCGCACTCAGGTCTGCTATATCCGCAAGACCCTGCCCTCCTTTGGCTGGACAATTCCGAAGCGCGTGCGCGGCGTTGAGCCGAACGGATATTATCGCCTAGTGCCCGTAGCGAACGATAACATTCAGCAGGAAACGACTGTTCATGTAGGAGTGGCAGCATGAACCGGGCGCTATTGGAAATGCTCGCAGATATGGAGCCAGACCTGCAGACCGATGTACATCGTGCTGGTAGCGATGAGCCAATGCGTCGTCCCAATCACCGGGCAAAGAAGCATGCCCGACCTATGCCTTGGGTACGATATGCAGCTCGCGAAGCCGTTGAGATGACCGTTGTTGTGGGGTTTTGCGTTGTCGTGGGTGCTGTGGGATTGGGTGTTACATGATCCACCGCGAAAGATAGCGACGGGGCCGTTGCGCCCCAGGATTTCCCAACCATCGACGATCCGCGCGTTTTCACGCCACGGGTCGTCACGCTTACCAAAACCATACGAGGAGCACACCATGCAGACTAGACTTGCCACCCAGGCGCACATCCTAAATGCCGACGAGTTCATTGCTCAGGGAACGACTGCCGCAGCAATTTTCTCAATCGCCCGTTGGTATCGCGAAAGCGATCCGGCAACATCAGCAACCATCAAAGACATCGCCTATGACGTGTCGCGCAAAACGGGCGAGAAGATCCGTATGCGCCGCGTACGACCAGCTAACGACAATCGCCGTCCTTTCAAGCGGAGGGCGGCATGATGGACGTACGAGCCACAGACAGACAGGGCAGCAGTATTGATGCTGCATACCTCAGCGCGTTGCGGCTAGGCCCGCAGCGCATATCCCGGGCATCCCTTGGAAGCGCTGGAGTTCCCCTGCCCGTTGCTCGCCGTCTGGCGGCAACAGGTCGGGCCGTCGTCGTTGGTGATGAGGTGCGTTATGTTGGTCAGTGAACGGGACGTAGAAGCGGCATGTCATTCTGTTTCTGTCGCGTGGACTTTGTCAGGTGACCAAATTTATCGCCTATATAATGAAGTCAATCAGTCCTTAAAACAGTTGTCCGCACTGTGCCCATCCCCGCGTGCGCAGGCGTTGGAGGAAGGCAGTCTGCAAGAATTGTTGGAGCGGCTTGACGCTGGCCTTGAATATGAAGGCGATTTAGAAACCGAAAACGATCACATTGAGCTTTTCAACACAGAAGCCGCGCTGGAACTCTTTTCCGATGCCGCCGCCGCAATCCGCGCCCTCTCGTCTCAGCCTGTAGCGGATGGATGGTTGCCGATTGAGACAGCGCCGAAGGATAAACAAATTCTAGGCTTTGGCCCAAAAGTTGGGAGGCATATTTGTTCGTACTATTCTGGCCAGTGGCAAAAGTCAGAAATGTCAGCATCGTTCCAGTTGAGTAGAAACGCTATCACCCTCTGGCACCCCCTCCTAGCCTCACCGGGAGCGTCGGAATGAGTAACCAGATCATACTTGGTTGGGGTGCGCCAACCTTCAAAGAACAGTTTCCAGAATTGCCCGATAATGTTGCTGATCACTTGCAAAAGGATAGTGAAGCTATGCTGAGGCTTCGTATCCGTGGGTATGTCACGGACAGCCAGCGAGACGCCATCACAAAGAAACTGGTCAAGGAAATATCCAAGGCGATAGCTAAAGCCACCCGCCCGACAGGAGGCAGCAACCATGGCGAATGAATTGAAGCCTTGCCCGTTTTGTTCAACGCCTCTCACGATAAGAGGCGGCGTCAATCCTTATGGGCGTTGCAATACAGACGGCTGTTGGATGATGGAAGCCAAGCTTTCCGTTGTCTGCGATGACCCTAAACAGGTCGAGCGCTGGAACACCCGCCCCGCCGCGCCGGTCGAGGGGTTGGAGACGGTTGGCGTGCAATATGCGCACGAACATAGCATTACGGGCCGCGCAATGTGGGGATGGCAAAAAGAATGGAAAGGCTGCGCGGCTATTGGAACCCGCGATCTCGTCACCCGCACGCAGGCCGAGGCCATCATTGCGGCGAAGGATAAGCGCATAGAAACACTTTGGGACGACAGAAATAACGTACTTAAACGGCTTGGCACACTAGATGCCGACAACGCGGCGCTGACTGCGCGGGTTAAGGAGTTGGAACACAGTGAGCTTGTGAAGGGTGTAAACACGAAATATGCAAACGCCCTAGCATATCTAGAAATGACCGAGGATGACGACCCAGAAGAATTTGCTAAGCGTCTGTGGGATGAGCGTGAAGCCCTCGAAACCCAACTCACGGCGGCAAGGAAGGCGTTGACCGAGATTTACGGTAACGGTGACGCAACTGGATGCAACCCGCAAATCAAGGTTGATATTGCCCGCGCCGCCTTGGAGGATCGCCCATGACAATCGGTATTCCTATCGGTTTAGCTTTTTTTATCATGTTCTGTTTCGGCGCTCTAATCGGACTGTTCGTTGGAACAATTGCCACAGTAATCAGCCTACGCGCAAAGGAGGCCAGCCATGGCAACGATTAAGCTTGTGAATGTTGATGAGCACAACTTGTCTCGTGCTGCGCATCTGGCAGTGCATTTTGTCAGGCAGTACCCGGATCGAATGGGTATTCGTGCTGGCGTGGTGTTCTCGAACACTGACCTATCCTGCCCGCTCTACATCTATCGCACAAGAACGCAGATCGTCGTTCGCGGACGCGAAACCAGCCCACTAGGGGAGCAGAGCGAATGAAAGTCAGATATGGAGACGGAAAAACCGAGTTTGGCCCCGGTGTCATGATCGAATTGACGGGCGACGAGGTCGCAAGAGCTATCGACGCCTATTTGGTCGCTCGAAACGTTAACATTCAAGGCTCTCGAACAACCACTGTAAACGGCGATCTTTGCTCTTTCGGTAGCATTTATGTCGATCCGAGCGGGACCGTAGTCAAGAAAGGGAAGCTTCTGTCAGGACGCGGCCCAGAAGGTCGCCAAGCCCTGAAAGGCGGGGATTGATGGTCATGCTGCCAGCGATGCATCCAAACCATTCAGATACTCAATCAGTTCCTCATCATCACGCTTTTTAAGCGAACAGCACAATTGTCCGTTGAGAGCTACTGGCTGATTTGTGACTGTTTGCCTGACTTCCCACATGCCGTTTTGTTGCTCGGAGAGGTAGTAGAAGTTATGAACCGTGCTGTTGAAAACCGACATTTCGATATCCTTGTGAAGGGAATTTGCCGCAACAACGTGGGCAGGAATCGAAAGTTCCATGCCTCCGAATTTAAATCATATCGCTATATGACAACAGGCACTCCGCACACGAAATGAGCCGTACCTTCACTTTGGCCGATTACGAAGAGTGCGTTAGAAACACAGCTAAACTTGTCGTAATATTCGGAGAGAAAGCCATTCCATTGCTTGAACGAGCAGAAGCTGAACTGGTCGCCGCGCAAAGCCGTGGGAACGCTCTGGCCCGCGCTCAGGCAATCCTTCGGGGAACTTAGCCTTCCCAATTCAACTTAATAGAATCCAGCAGCTCTTGGCGCCGCCTCATCTCGGCGCCATCGCCGTATTTGGGCCGACCGAATTCATGCCCCATCAAATCAGCTTGCATACGATCTGATGCGCCAATGTTCTCAATTCGATCTTGGAACGTGTGTCGCAACGAATAGATTGTATGTTTATCTGAAGGGAATAAATGCTTTGACCTCAGAAACTTATTGATAGCTGCTGATGCTGAATCTGACTTGTCAGCGTACCTAGCAAAGCCATTTGGCGCCTGTTTCATAGCCCAATGCGCAACGCCCACCAGAGGAATGCGACGCACCGAATAATCGGTCTTCTGTCGCCTGTCTTCGCGCTCAGCGACCTCCACATGAGGCACTTCATCATTAAGGCGAATGTCCTCAGAACGAAGGTTGCATACTTCGCCCAGGCGCATACCTGTTTCAATCATTGTATATATAATGAGCCGTGCATCTTGATTGATGCCGTCAAGCGCACCAGGCTGTAATAGGCGATCTTGCACCCATTCGACCGAAAACGGCGGTCGCTTATCCAGTTTTGTGGCATTGGTTTCTTTTAGGCGGATCCCCGCCCATGGTGCTCGAAAGTTGGTTTGAAGTGCATCGTCGATAACTGACAGCATGCCTTTCATGTCACTAAAGCTGCGGTTGGCGCTATACGCTTTAAGCTTCTCGGATGTGATTTTATCTGTCCACCATTGACGATATCGAAGCACGTCAGCACGCGTCACTTCGCTTAATCGAATATCCTCCAACAGGTCGCTGGCGTATTTAATCGCGCGCTCGCGGGAAACCTTGTGTTTTGAAAGCTGGCCTTCCGATAGCCCAGATAGGCCCGCCTGGTTGAACTTTAAATACATCTGCCAGACATTTGAGATTCGAGGGTTGGGAAAATCGACCAAGCCAGCAATTGCCTTCGCCGCAGATGGCTGTGTCTCTAGTACTTCTGCAGCGTGTTTCGCCCTCACGAAGAGATCTTCATACGCCCCAGATCCGATTTCAGCCGCAGGCTTGTATGCAAAGCCCAGCGACTGAGCAGTTCGCACAGCAGCCTCGTAGCGCTCCCATTCTGGGTGATTATCATTTCCTGATGACATTGCAGCCCATAGGCGCTCGGTCGCGTCATGAACGCCTTCGGCTTTTTCAAGAGCTGCTTTATGATCCTTGGTCTTGAGGCTTATTTTTACAAATGTTCGCTTGTCATGATTCGACACTTCGATCGGCACGCGCCTATAATAGCGATAAATACCGCTCGGCTGTCGCTGCACATATTTCGTAATATCGACTGACAAGATAAACGCTCACAATGTAACCCAGAATGTAATCTAGATTGTAGCCGATATGGAGCAATAGTTAAATTGGGATTTTGATGATGAGCAACAAGCTATTGATAAGCTTAACTTATTTTTTCTAGGCTTTGTAGCCCAAAAAGTAAGTGGCTCCCCGGGCCGGATTCGAACCAGCGACCAACCGGTTAACAGCCGGTTGCTCTACCACTGAGCTACCGGGGAAGAGGTGCTCGTTGCGTCAGCGAGGTGGCGTATAGCAGGAGGATT